TCGCCTGCAGACGGCTCTGGCTCAACGTCTTGCTGCGGGCCTGCGAGGACGCCCAGAGGAAGATCAGATCGACGAAGCCGCGCGGCGGCGAGGCTATCACTCGGATCGAACGCGACCGCGCCAGGCTCTGGCTGACAGGCTCGTCGCTCGACCTTGAGCTGGTCTGCGACTACGCCGGCATCGCCGCCGGCAGGGTGCAGCGATGGGCCAGGCGCTGCCGCGACGACGACTGGTCGGGGCCGGAGAAAGGGTGGTGACGACCATGCAACAGCGGCTGCAACAGATCGATGGTCTGATCGATGCCCTGAAGACCGCGACAGATCGCGCCGGCCAAGCTATCAGACGGCTGCGGCGCTTCCGCGCCAAGGCATCGCTGGCAGAAGACGAGGAGGTCATCAGGGCTGCGCTGGCCCAGCGGACAGACCATGTTCGGATCGCGCGCATCGTAGTGGCCAATACCACCATTTCCTGGCGGCGCATCTGTGGCCGGTCGCGGCCAAGCGAAGTTGTTGCGGCCCGCTGGCTGGCAATACAGATGCTCGACAGCTGCGGCTATTCGGCCAGCGAGATCGGCAGGCTGATCAAAAAAAATCACAGCAGCGTATTGCACGCCCTGCAGAGCTGGCCGGCCTTTTATTGCGACCCGGCCAACGACAAATTCGCCAAGATTGCCTATGCTTGCTGGCACCAGTTTTACAGCGAGCAGCTGTGATGACGTGCGAAACAGACACAGACCATGCGAATCATGTGTTCGATGTCGAGATTTGCTATATGGCCGACGATGAGGGCCGCGATTGGCTCATCACAGCATGCAAATGCGGCACTAGGCAGGCAACTTTATTAGTGTCGGCAAAAGGGCGATATCGGTACGAAGACGTCCCCGTTGTCGTAAAAACGCAACTTCTAGCGCCGTCAGATGACGGACTGTTGTAAAAATGCCACAGTGATGTGAGATTTACCCTTGACACGCGAAAAACAAGCTGCCACTAGTCTAGCTAGGTCATTTCATGAAAATGACCGCGCGTCCTTTGCCACGCTGAGTGTCCATGCTAGCGTGAGACAGCGAGCCAACGAAAATCTTAATATAAATATTCGTTCTCTGGTGAAGCGAACGCGGCAGCACACGGATGCTAACTATCAGCATGCGATAGCTGCTCGGCAACGCGATGAGACTAGCTGGCTTTTGGTGAGAGCTATGCGTTATCTCACGCCTCGGATGAGCCGGTCCGATCTTGCTGACCTCTACGCCAACCTGCAGATGATGGAGCCTGATGAATTACGCAGCTTCGCTCAGCAGTTCGGCTGGAAACCGTAAATTGGGCCTCGAATTTCCCATATTGCGGACCCTTGATATGCCGCAGCTCAGCGAGCTGTTCTTCGAGGCAGCCAGAACCAACCGGGCCATGCCGCCTGCCAAGCGCCGGCAAAAGCTGACCAGCTGGCCGGAATATAGCCATGATTGGCTGAGCTATGCAGACGACGAGACCAGCGTCACGATCCGGCCTTCCGCCGCCCAGGTCAGCCGCTGGGAACAAGCCATATATATCAGCCGCGAGTTGCCAGAGCTGGATCGCAGGCTGATCTGGCTGGTCTCGATATCAGCCGCGTACCGCGAACGCGGGCCTAACTGGCGGCGTCTAGGCAAGCTGCTGCACATGGACGGCAGGACGGTGAAGCGCAGGTATAAGGACGCGCTGGTGGCGCTGTATTACCGGATATGAACGACGACAGACCGACGCTGGATCGCCACGGCGAGGTCAATCTGTCGAACCTGGCCGAGTGCAGCCAGTGCCACTGCCCGCTCTGGCATGCGATCTTTGCCATCGAGCCTGCCGACGCCAGCGTCACGCTGGAGGTGCTGCGCTGCGCCTCATGCCGGGCCGAGGTCAGGCCGTATCATCATCGCCCTCCTGACAACTAGCGGACAGACAGGGAAATGTCCGGTCTTGTCCGGCTCTATAGGGGAAAGGGCCCCTCCTCGGCTCCCCTACAGGAAAACGACACAAACCTGCCGTGATACCGTGACAAACACGGTTTTGGCCCTAAAATGCGGCGATTTGACGCTTAATCACCGCAATTTGCAGACCTGTCAAGCATATGACAGCAAAAAGATTGTTGCCAGTGCATCGAACTGTGGTATATATGCCACATGCTGGCGGTAGCTCCCTGCCGCTCCAGCTCGCGCCGACGCCGATCTGGCCGGCCTTTATTCTCTTTCAGGCCGGCTACGATGCGATCAGGACGCAGCAGGGCCGGTGTCCAGTGTCTGCACGTGACCTAGGGACTGCCGGCCCTGCACTTAATCGGAGACATCGATGAGCTCAGTTAACACCAAGACCATGCAGAAGATTGCCGATCTGCTGGCCACAGGCGAGAGCCTGGTCAGCATCTGCAAGCGCAAGGGCATACCAAGCTACTCATCGATCACGCGGGCTGTGCAGGCTGACGACGAGCTGTGGGACATATACAGACGTGGCAGGGTGCTGCAGGCCGAGTATTTCGGTGACAGCATCAACGAGCTGGCCAGATCGCCGCTGCCGGACACGCTCGATCCACGAGTGGTCAACGCCGAGGTGCAGCGCCGCAGGCTGGAGATAGATAGCCTGAAGTGGACGCTGGCCAGGATGCAGCCATATGGTCTGCGAGATAAGAAGTCCGATGGCAATGCGAATGCCGGGGCTATCACATTGAGCTGGTCGAATGGCGAAGTCGAGGTCAAGGCGGAAACCGGCAGCGACGAGGCAACGAAGCCCGACGGCCAGGTTGTTGCGCTGCGGCCAGTATAAGATGCAGGTCGTGAAGCAGCGGAAGGGCCGGGGCAGTTATAATAGGCGCGACCGGCGAGGCATCGATGAGGCGTCTAAGCGTATAAAGTGATTTTATACGGTATTACTGTGTGTGTAACGCCCTGTCTCGACCGAGCTACGCGCGAGAGCTGGCCAGCGGATCGGCGGCTCAGCCTGGCTGGATCGAGACCCCCCCCGGCTTTTGTTTTGCGACTGGTTGGCGACTGGCTGAGCTAAGCTGTTGAAAGGATTGACGCGGCGGGAGGTTCTGTCCCTCCGACCCGTCGCGGGGCCGGCGATGTGCCGCGGTTTTCGCGATCGAGACCCCCCCACCCCCCGAAATTCCGCCCGCCGCTCAGTAGCGTTAATTATACCGGCCCAAGGGAGGCTCACACACATTGACGAACATCGCCATTCCCTACACACCCCGCCCTCTCCAGGCCGAGCTGCACAGCGCCCTGGACGACTATCGCTGGGCTGTCGTAGTTTGCCACCGCAGGTTCGGCAAGACGGTGATGGCCATCAACCACCTGCTGCGTCATGCTGTGTTATGCCAGCAGCCCAACCCGCGCGTGGCTTATATCGGCCCGACCTTCCGGCAGGCCAAGATGGTCGCCTTCGATTATTGCAAGCAGTTCGCTGCAGATATACCTGGCGTCAAGTTCCATGAGACGGAGCTGCGCGTTGACCTGCCCAATTCCAGCCGCATCCAGCTGCTAGGCGCTGAGAACCCGGACAGCTTGCGGGGCATCTATCTGGACTATGCTGTTCTGGATGAGATGGCCATGATGCCGGAGAACCTCTTCCCAGAGATCGTCAGGCCGGCGCTGTCAGACCGCAGGGGCCGGGCGCTGTTTATCGGTACGCCGCAAGGCCACAACTCGTTTTATGACCTCTACGAGCGCGCTGTAGGCGATAAGGCCTGGTATACCAAGGTCTACCGGGCATCCGAGACCGGCGTCGTAGACGCCGAGGAACTGGAAGCCGCCGCGTCCATGATGACGCAGGACCAGTACGAGCAGGAATTTGAGTGCAGCTGGGTTGCCAATGTACCCGGCTCGATCTACGGCAAGGAAATGCAGGACGCCCTTGAAGACGACCGCATTGGCGATTGTCCGTATGATCCATCGATGCCGGTCGATAGCTGGTGGGATTTGGGCATTGGCGACAGTACAGCCATAATATTTACACAGCAGACGCGCGGCGGCTCCGTCCGCGTCATCGATTGTTACGAGGCCCGCAACGAGGGCCTGCCGCACTATGTCGAGATGCTGCGGTCGCGCGGCTACCTTTATGGTACGCATAACGGCCCGCATGACCTTGAGGTTAGAGAATTGGGGACAGGGAAAAGTAGGCGCGAAATAGCATATGATCTTGGCCTGAACTTCCGCGTTGTGCCCAAGCTCGGCCTTGAGGACGGAATACACGCAGCCCAGATGCTGCTGCCCAGGTGCATCTTCGATGCTGACGCCTGTAAGCCGTTGCTGGAAGCAATGCGCCAGTACCATAGGGCGTATAACCAGAAGACCCGCACCTTCAGGCTGTCGCCGGTCCATGACTGGTCTAGCCATCATGCAGATGCTTTTAGATATTTAGCCATCGGCCTGCGCGAGATGCGTGCAGATCGCACGCCGCCACAGGCCTTTGCCGACAATTCGTATAGCCCGTTAGCCGCAACCGCATAGGTAATATCTGCTATGTCATTCTTTAGCAAACCATCGCCACCGCCACCGCCACCGCCGGCACCACCGCCGGTTGCTGTCCAGCCGGTCGTGAAGTCAACCACTGAGATCAAAGACAAAAAAGTTGACCCCTACGATCCGATCACTGAAGACGATATTGGCGAGGGCGAGACAGTCAGGCCGGAATCGGCTACCAGGACGCGCAGCGTCGAGGAAGCCGAGCGCCGCCGGATGGTGCGCAAGCGTGGCAAGTACGGCAAGGCGACGATCCTGACCAGCCCGCGCGGTTTGCTTGATGAAGCCCCCGTCTTGCGCCGCACGCTGCTTGG